CGCGAAGTTCATCAGAATCGTAGTTGAAAGTCGAAAGATCAGAATCAACAATCATTGGGTGCTTAACAGTCCATCTTTCAATGTCATTACCATCTGCATCAATAACAGTGATTATAAGGCTGCTAATAGCCTCATCAGTGCTTTTGATTTTAGAGATAGTATCGTACTCACCATTATCTTTTACTTTGAACCCACTCTGTTCAAGCAAATTCATTACCTGAGAAACAGCATCTGGGTTGCTTGGATCTACCATAGTTATGGTAATGTCTTGCCACTTAACTTTTCCAGGAAACTTGTAAGTGTTATCAAGATACTGATGCTCTACAGGGCTTGAAGTAAATGTTGGAATCTTTACAGACTTCCCCCACCACATAGCGCCACCAGTAGTTGAAGCACCGTCTGCTGTATCTAATTGAATCTTGAACCTAAATAGTCTTTTCGGCTCAACGTCATTTTCTTTCCAAAAACCCATAATTTTATAACTCCTTCAAAATTAATTAGTGTTTACTCGAATTCTACACCGCTTTTAGAGATTACAAAATCAATAGCAATGAACTCAATAGCACGAGCAGGCTTGATATAAATCTGAGCATACATGATGTTCTGATCAATCAGGTCAGGTGTGGTTGTGGTCTCATCAAGAACAATCTTGAACTCAGTGATACCAAAGTTAGATTTAACACTCTGCAGGATTCTACTTGCACGTGACTTAAAGCGGTTAAAGGTTACGTCAACTGCTTGATCAAACAAGAGGTCTCTAGCTACAGCACCGATACGCTTCTTGATGAACACCATCAATCGACGAACGTTGATGCGGTCAAGAGCAGACTGCTGAAGTTGAAGTGTCTTTTGTCCGAACACAACAATACCACCCGCAGCAGTAAAGTTAGCAATTGGATTAACTCTTGCAGCATAAAGGTCATCACGAAGACCCTTCGTTAGATTACGCCAAGTGTTAGTTACACGAGGACCATTTGGTCCACCAAGAGGGTTCAATCCGCCACGGTTAAAACCAGCAGGTGCGAACCACGGTTGAGAAGCAGCCTCAGATGCAGCAATCGCTCCGATACCAGCAACCGATGGAGGGGCCAAAAGTTCTTCAGCAACACTTGGGACCGTATCCATAAGCCTAACCCATGGATAATAGGCAGCAGCATAAGAATTATCAAGGAATCTTCCTGACAAGTTGTTTACTGTGTTCTCAACGGAACCAGCAGCTGCAGTACCGTTATTACCATCATATCCTGGGACATATCCTCCCTCAAGATCAATGATAGCAAGGTGGTCAGCACGGTCAGAAGCATTTGACAACACACGATCAGTA